GTAATCAAGCTTACATTACCAACCGACCCGGTTGCAGAAATACCCGCCGCTGAAACATTCTGATCAGTAGTTAAACTTACATTTCCAACAGAACTTGTTGAAGATACCCCTGTTGGAGTAACAGTCTGTCTAACACCCACACTTACTGTTCCAACGGCAGTAGTAGCCGCTGTTCCCGTAAGAGTTACGGTTCCATCACCCGTGATTGTTACCGATCCAGGTGAGGCCGTAACTTCATTTCCAGTTACATTTGAAACCGCATCAGTAACAACCGAAACAGACCCGGTTGATGCAGTCGCAGACAGCCCCGTACTCGGTACGTTTGCTGTAGCGGAGACGGAGACAGAACCTACTTGACCGGAGGCTGCTGTAACCGTTACAGAACCTTCCCCCCACGTGAGTTCACCCCACGTGCCACGTCCCCACCCAGTAAATGGGACGGAGACATCAGCCATTACGCTATCCTAATAATTGCGTTACTAGCGTCAGCAGTAGGGAAAACAATAGTAAAGTCACCAGCGGTACTAGACTTATCTGCACCAAAATCCAAAACAATTACGGAAGGATTCGTTAAAGCAATCGATGTCGTGTTTGGAGTAGTGTTATATATCAAAGCACCTCTTGCCGTGATTGTCGCTGTAGTAAACGTCAAATCAGCAAAATCTGTAAGAGCCGTTGTACCGCTAGTACTTGGATCTACGTTTGTCAAAGCTGCTCCACCAGAAGTGTAACCTGTTCCGCTAGCCTCGTTAGTAGCAGAAAAAGCCGTAGTGGAGGCATCTAATGTTGCTGATGAAGTGTATAGCGCCAACTTAAAAGTGTCTGCGCCGTTTGCAAAATCATGTGCACCAAACATCAATTCTTTCTTGAACGATGTGCACATTGCTTGGGTAATGGCCATATTAAAGTCTCCTTATTAATTCAGCTAACTCTGGTTGTCCAGCGTCAACTATGGCGTTAAAAATTGTTGTTCTATCACTTTTTATAGCTTCTCTCATGTATAAAGAAATAACTTTAACCACGTGATTCCTAAAAGCATGAGCTTGATTTCTAATTATAGGGTCCGCCGTATCTGATATAGATATAATTTTATCCGCACATCGCTCGGCTATCTCTTCTGGCGTAAACCCCCGATTATTTGTTGTTTCAACATTAACCGCAAAATTTCCACCAACATTTAAATTTAAAGCTTCCGTAGTAATCATTGTTTAACTCGTATAACTTTTCCGGTTCTATACTCATCCGTAACTTCTTTAGCCTCACCAAACATCTTAAGACCAAGCATAGCCTCAGCAAATCGTTTTTCGTAAGAAGCCATTAAATCAGCCTCACCCTTCATATAAGTGTAAGCTTCTAATAATGTTCCGTAAAGCATGGATATTTCAGCGTTTTCACTAAGCCACGTTGTTCCACTATCCGACCCTGCCGTCAAACTTGCAGGTCGATAGAAATAATGTAATTCTACATTGTAGGAGCTGTCTGGAGTAGGCCCAATGATAAAGTTATCTATGTTGTAAACAGCATAATAGCGAGGACCTCCAGTTGTCGTTGGATCTGGGTTAAATGCCTGAACAAAATCAGAATCTTTAAACTCCAAAAACTGGTGATCATTGTTGGCATCAATATAAGACAACGAAAAAGGAGCTAAGAAATCACTAGGACAATTCAGATACTGATTACCCGAAGTAAGTATACCGCTCGCATTTGTTCTGAAAAAACTAAGCTGAATGTTTTTTAAAATACGTTCTTCGGCTTGACGAATAAATATAGGTAGATTATTCACAAACGACGTTTCGTCGTTTTCTGTGTAATCTTGAACCGCTTGTTTTAACTGTGCATATGTAAAACTCATGATGTCGTCACCGTAACCAAACCAACTTGACCAAATCCTGTAACAGGTTTTAAATTTTCGTTTTCCACTGAAGGAACACCTACGTAAACAGTAACAGGCTCTATCCTGTCCGGTCTTGCGTTTTGTAAAGCTTGAGGATCGGATACTTTTCGAAACGGGCCCAATTGAGGGTGTTTCGGCTCATATTGGTCGGGGCCAACCAGTAATCCGTTCCATTCTCGACGCATAACTTTATACGGATACCTAAACCCGGATCTATCGCAGATAGCATAAGAATCTTTACCTGATGCAAACTTAGCCATTATCCCGACCTGTAGTAACTAAACTTTGGAACTACGTTAAAAGAGGCTCTATCTCGATCTTCTTCAGCGGCCCTTTGAAACTCTTCTTCATAAATAGTTTTTAACATGGGAGTCATCTTAGGGTTTTTCTTCAAAGATAAATAATACGCCAGACCCGCCGCTAAACAAGGATAAAACCTAAAAGGAAGATCCATTGTGTTAGTAAAAGTGTCTGCGTCATCCATTCGAGTCAAAGCATCATAGTACACAGTGTACGAAGTAGAGCTGTCAGGGACAGGCCATACTTTTAAGTTAGGCGTAAGCTGCCTATCCAAAAAGAATTGATTAGGTCTACCCGATGTTGTTTTGGTGGGTATAGTTAAATATTCATCTCGGCTTAATCGCTCTAATGAATAGTCGGTACCCGAAACTCTGACCACTACAGACAGAACATCTATTACATCAGCAGATAAATCATATTCGCCATCATTGGCGACAAGCGTCAAAGACCGCTGTTTAATCGTCCATTGATTTAACCCACGATTAGCCCAATCAGCAAGCATAAGATTAAGAGACCTTTTAGCCGTTTTTAGGTCGTAACCGGTCCGGACTTCTAAGCCACAACGCTCAAAAGCCTCTTCGATGTAATCTGCTACATCTAACTCAAAATCTTTGCTTCCTGAAGTAGCCATAATTAGGTTGCCTTAACTAACTTATACCCTTTTGCTTTAGCCTTTGCGCGAAGCTCTGCAACGCTCATGCCGTTAGTAGCCTCACCACCTTTTTTCATTTTCTTAACCATACCGCCGCCGCGCATTTTCTTAACCATACCGCCGCCGCGCATTTTCTTAGGTGACATCGCCATTTTTTAATCTCCTGTAAAGTTCTTCCCTACGTTTGAAAATATGAGAAGCATTATACTCCTCATCATATCTATCATAATACCCGTTTTTCTTGATTTTGTACGCAGACTCTTGCAATTTAGACAGTCTTTGAACAAAAACCATTGCATAATTTACTTCAGTCAACGGTTCAAAATCAGCTTCTTCCGAAAACTCTGGAGCTTCATCATAAGGATGAAATCCCATAACCCACATATCTCTATCTATAAAAAAACCTTTTGAAATTGCAGTATTTACCTCGTCTAAAAACGCATGAAATTTGTCAGAATCCTCATCAAACGTAAAATCAACCAGTATGGCTAGGTCATGAGTGTCTGTCCACTGCGACAAAGCCGTGTATAAATCTTGATAGCTGTCTTCGTTTTTAAACAAAAAAGCTACTTTATCATCTAACCAGGCCCCTCTAGCAAAAGGGCATGGCGCTAAATTATTAAAAAATTTATTAGGTTTTTCTAATATCTTTTCAGACCAAGACCTAATTTCATCTACCACTGCCTTTTCTACAGGATCTCCAATAAAAAACGTCATACTCTTTTAGAAACCGCGCCAGTAGTGTATTTTTTTCTGTCAGGCAAAATTTTACCGCAACCTATAGCAACAACCCCACCGTTTTCCATTTTTCTAACTTTAGCTTTTTCTGTATTAGAAACAACCTGTTTACCTTTAGAACCTTCTCGTTTCTTTTTACGGGCCGTTGAAGCTCTTTCTGATTTGCTTAAACTCTGCGCTTTAGCTCTAGGTAAACATCTGTCTGGGTTTCTTTTATTTTTTGAAGTGCCACAAGCCCCTGCAATGTTACCTGAGCTATCTATGCGGACCCATTCCTCATCTACCCAATCTTGCAACTTACCCATTATTTGCCTTTTCGCTTTCCGCCTTTAGACTTTTTAGCGTAATTAGGATCTTTACAGTATTTTGAAGCAGCTAAATTAGCGTAAGCGCTAGGATAAGTATCAAAAGTTCTTTTTGCCCAAGCTTTTCCCTCTGGGCAGATTTTGCTACCTTTTGACTTACTAGAAACCGCACCGCCTTTTCTATAATAAGTGACTTCGCAAGGAGAAGGTTTGGGGCCTGTTTTTACCCTAGATCCCATTCTATCCGCCCCAAAGTCGTTGTATCCAAGGAGATGCCATAATAGCTATGATTAAAGCCCACATCATTTTACGCAACCATTTTAATTCTTCTTTATGGTCGTCTAAACGATCTTCAATGCGTTGATACCGAAGATCACACTTTTCTTCGTGGTGGGCTAGTTTAGCTAAAACTTCTTCTGGGCTCATATCATCACCATGCTTTACAGGACCAGTACCGTGCTGAAAACTTGTCGCTGGCGGTGTCACAACTGTGACGCGCTCTAAAGCTTTTTCGACGGCTTGGCTGGTCTTTTTTAATAGACATATTTGGATCACCGAATCTAACCAATTTAACCTGATCGCCTTTTTTAGCCAAGACAGCAGATTTTTTTGGTCCGCTTGGTGTTCTTTTGGGTTTGTTATATCCAGCAAAAGTCTCTCCCCGGTAACTAATACGGCCAGACGGCAGGCGTTTAACGTTTTTGGTCGTAGCCATTAGAGGTTACCTCCGTTGTCTACTAGAACGCCGTTAAAAGACGCCGACAAAGCGTTACTCTGGTTCTTGTTACAGATACCCCGGACTTCTACGTCCGACTTTTCCGTCACCTTAATCGGATACGCAAAAGGATAGTAAATCTGACTTTCCACAACATCCAGCTTAACCTGTGTGCGGAACACACCGCCAAACGGCTTTACAAGAAAGCGAACGGTCATAAACACGCCGCCCGAAGTTCCTGTGCCGTGCGTAGCGATGCCCTCGCTAATGTACAGGGTTTTTCCGGCGGGGACGGTGTATACCGCCATCAGGGTCTGGTTTTCACCGGCGCTGATCTGAGCATACGTCGTTCCGCCATTGGCTATTGTGATATTGCCAGCCGGAGATGTGGCTCCGCTAACGTATGCCCGGAAGACGCGAAGAAACAGACCCGTTGTTGTGGCTGTCCCGCTGGCGTTTAGGGTGACTTCTTCCTCTAGCTCGTTATAGCTAGCATCCAAGCCAGAAATCAAGACGGTAACGCCAGAGTCCGTCGCACCACTGGCCGAAGTAACCGTCATGGCCACCGCGGATCCGGGATAAGCGTAGACGCCACCCGCATCCCAAATGGTTTCTTCGACGTTCAGAATTGCAGGGTTATACCCGTACTTGAACAGGGTATTATGGTATGAGATCTGGCTGCGAGAGGTTTGAAGCTCAAATGGTTCAGAAGTACCTACACGAGAAATAGAACTTACTTCACGAGCCATATCGGTACCCCTTAACTATAAAATATAGTCATAGCGGTGATATTAGTAGCCGTAGCAATTTCAATATCACTAGTAAACAAAAGACCTTCGTCTGGAATGTTGACCGAGTGAGAATCTGAAGCTAAGAAATCAATATCAAGAACTGTTGATCCCCCACTCCCATCCGTCAAAGTCAACCGTCCAGCACCCGCACCAGTCAATACCTGAACCTGGCGGAGCCGGGCTCGACCTACTGAAGCCGAGCCTGTCCCGGTCAGACGTTTTGCTTTTACGTCTGAATTAGCCATGAGTTACCCTTTAAGAGAGGTTGTTGTTCTGTAGATAAAGAACAGTTACCGTAGCTGCACCTGCGGTAGCCGCAGTTCCAGTTTGGTTATATGTAACTGTCACATTTACATCAGAAGAACCGATATCAATCAGATTTGGGATCTGAGACACGTCTGATGTAGCAAGAACTCTAGCCGCACTGCCAACTGCAAGCGCGTCAGCGTATTGATCTGCTGTTGAACCATCACCAATATCAAACGTGTTGGTTGTTCCTGCATCAAATGCAGTCGTTACATCAACAGCGATTTGATAAATTTGACTGTTGGCAGGTAGTGTTGCAACAACGGTTTCTGTGCCATTTGCACCGAAAACAACGTTTGCACTTTGTGCCATTAGAACAAAACCGACGTTAGCAGATGCGCCTTCGCGAACAGATCCAGCCTTAATCGGACCCGAAAAAGTAGTAGTAGCCATTTTTATCTCCTGTCTTGGCAAATGTCAGTCGCACCATGCGAACTGTCAGGTTACCTATAGCATACAAAAAATTTAAACAAAAAGAAAGGGATAGTTTTACCTATCCCTTTCCCAACCTTTAATATAAAATTTTGTCTTATATTACAATGGTTTATGCAGCACCTGGAGTACCAAAAACAGAACGCCAGTCAGAAACACCAAAGCTGTAACGCTCTCGTGCCTTGAATCGCATGTTTCCAGTATCAAAATCTCCTTCCATTGCCGTTTTAATTGGCGAACGGTTGAAGTATTTGAATCCGTTAGGTGCGTCTGTCTTAATGAAGAATGCGTCTGTATCCGTTAGGAAGTGGTTAACCACTGCGCCATCAGGAATCATACCCATGTTCTTCATTGCGTTAGTGTCGTTGTCAGCAGTTCCTGAACGTAGGTTTGAGTTAATAACCCGCTCTGCAATAAATTGCAATTCTTTAGGGATAATCAACTTTGTTCCACGAACAGCGATCTTTAGACCACGCTCATCGGTAAGACCTGCAATGTCAATAAGCATCTGCTC